ATTTAACCTCACACCTTTCGCAAAAGTCTTTTTTACTGCCTCTATCATTCATATACTCTTTTTTTGCCTTAGCGTAATTGTTTCTTCTTTCTTTTGATGATTTTGACTTACTTACACGATTAAGTGGCGTTCTTTTTAACTGAGATGTTCCTCTCTTAAGTGGTGTTTTTCTTTTTAATGGAGTTCTCTTCATTACTTTGCGTTTATTTGATTTATGTAAAGTTTTATCATCATCTCATAAAACAAATCTTTTGCTACTCGCATATGCTTACAAACTGCTTGCTGTGAAGTTGATTTTATAATTCTTTGATCAAGTAATTTTTTAATCTTAAACTGAAAATGCTCACAACTGCATTCACCTACTGGGTAATTATCTTCTAAGTCTACAATGTGAGACACATCCCTGTTGGAAGAAGATGGAAATACATACCTATGTGCAGACTCTACAATAACATTATCTCTCAAAAAATCTAACTGATCAGTCAACATAATTGATATCTATTGTTCCGCCTTTACACTTTCCTATTGATTCCATCAAATGCTTAATGCTCCGACTTATAAACCCTGGGCAGCTTTTACCATTTTTAACCTCAAATACTGATAAGCTACCAATGTCATCAAACTCTATTTCGATATCATTTGAGTAAAGCTTATACAAATTAAAAGCTAAATCAGCGTATGGCTCTGAGTCCCACTCTACCGAAGATTCAAATTTTTCAGGCTTGGATCTTGTTGAGCTTGCAGAGTCTAAAAATACTTTTACTGTTTTAAATCTCCCAGATTCTGATTCTGCTTCGATATTTTCAAAAATATTTTTGATTGCTTTTATATTATTGCCTTTTGCACCAATTACTTTTGCTTGGTCTGAGTTATCTACAAGTATTGAATATGAAACTATATTTGATAGCTCTGCGTAAGTAACCCAAACTTTGTCTTCTTTCCTGCATAGTCCTTTGCAGGTTTTTTCCAAAACATTTTGTATTTGATTTATATTCATTAGTAGTAATTTTCGGTTTGGTTATTTATTTTTGTATTTAAATTATTTTCTATATTTTCTTCTTCTACAAAAAAGTTTCGCTGTCCATGACTTTCATGATACTGGCGAGTATTTAAATCGTAGAATAATTTAAGCTTTGGCTCTTCACCTTTATCTCCTCTTTGTTTTTCAACACTAAAGACTGCATCATGCATGTCTCTCTCAACCTCTACAATCTTTATTTTATCATTAGGATTTGGGCTTTGCCTGAGATTGTTAAGAATTTCTTCTTTTTCTTTATTTCTCCAAATAGATAAAACATTGTGTGCGTTATCGGTTATTTCACTTATGCCTTTAACATCCATTTTCCCTGCGCGTTCTCCTTCTGAGTCTTTCTTTTTAGAGTGAGCTACAAGAAATACATGAACGTCATACTTGTCTACAAATTGAGTTAACAAGTCCATTGTGGTTTTTTGAGCATTATAATCATCAAACCTAAGTCCACATTTCATTAAGCTATCGATTATAAAAAACTGCACCCCATATCTTCTATGTGCATATATAAAAGATTGCAGCATTTCATCAACCTGTACTCCTCCATGATGATCAAAAAACCAAAATCCATTCCCAAGCCAACTTAGAGTATCATTTAGATGGATTTCATCTTTTGGTTTATCGGCGCAGACTGCCTGTCTTACGAGCGACCGCAATGTTTCTTCAGGTCTAATTTCTAAAGATGCAATGCATGTTGATTTACCTAACTCGCAAAGATTAATACAAATCCAATTTAAAAACATACTCTTACCACTTCCATTGAATCCTGTAAGGACAGTTAATTCATTCATTCTCCAGTGAAAAGGAATATTCCATGGAGTAGGTATTCCTTTAGTAAGTTCATCTTCCCCAAAAAACTTTTCTGCCATTCTATCAGAATAAGAATTTACATTTTTAAGTTTTTCGTGCTCTACGTATTTGGATTCCTCAAATGACTTACGTAAACAATCTTTGCCATGTTTCATTAAAGTTTCATTTGCATCATTTTCTGGAAGTTTTATTATTAAGCATCTATCTATTCCTAGCCTTTTACTTATAGATTTCATTGCTTTTTGACCTGCCTCATCCATATCCATGGATAAATAAATTTTTTCAAATCTATCAAGAAACTCCCAATCGTTTGATATCCATTCAGAATTTGGATCATTCCCTTGTTCGTTTTCCCATTTTGCTCCAAACGGTACTGAAACTGAGGGTATTCCGCATTCATGATATGATAGTGCATCAGTTTCTCCTTCTGTAATTACAATGTAGCTATCATTGTCTGTTATTGATTGTTTCCCAAAAAGAGTTTTTTTAGAATTTTTTGAGCACATAACTTGTTTTTTCCCGTCTTGTCTCAATAGTGATAAAAACTTAGTCATTTCCATTTCTCCATTAGTAGAATAATAAGGGAAAATTATTGTCTTGTAGCCATTTTTACCATCCTGCTCTTTTACATTGTAATTTGATACCGTGGCTTCCGATATACCACGTTCTTGCAAATACTTTAATACTTCAGATGAAGCCTTTTGCTTTGGTTCTTTGGGTACAGTATAAGATTTACTGGCAGATGGAGATGCAATTGATGTGTTTTCTTTTACTCCTAAGTAATTTTTGCATTCATTAAAAGCATCTAGGAAAGAAATAGCTCTAGCTTGGATCCATAATTCTAATAAATTATTTCCTTTATTTCCTGCATTGAAGTCTGCCCAAACTCCTACTTTTTTACCAGAAATACAAATTTGCAATGTTCTTCCGCTTTCACCACTTAATGATCCAACCATCCATTCATTGCCATTTTGTTTTCCATTTGGAAACAAGTGTTGGCAGACGGATAAAGCGTTCATATTTAATTCTTGTTTTAGTTCTTGTGCGTTCATTTTTTATCGTAGTATTTATTTAATCCTGTGTACTCATCTATTCCAAGTGACTGGTATCTTTCATTTCCATTTGCTAGTTTTTCTGACAAATCAATAGATTGCTTTCCTTTTCCTATAATCAAACACTCTTGATTGTTATTCTTTTTAAGAAAAGACATTTTTTCATCTGAGTAATCTCCATTTATAATTTTATCTGATCTTTGCTCTCCTGAATTAGTTTTACCAAATACCCAAGACCAGTTTGGGTTTGGGTTAGGAAACTCTCCCTCGAATCCGCCCTTCCCCATTAAATATCCAGACGCATTTATTTGGGTGCATAGTAGCCTAAATGCATTGTTATCTTTTTTGTGGCGCCTCCAAAATGATTTCACGCTTCTATCGGTCGCGCCTCGTGGATTTGATCTATATGGCTTAGATGGTCTACATTCTTTTAGGATCTGCATTACTTCAGCCCAAGGAAAATTACTAACGTTAGATTTATTAGATTTTATATTTAAATCTAATAATTCAGTCTTACTTATTTCTTTCTTACTAATAGTCGGTTTTTCCGTATGCGGGTTTTCCGTATGCGGGTTTTCAGTATCATGACCGATTATAGCTTCATGGAAATTATTATCAGCAAACATAGGTGAGTCAGATATTGAATACTGAACTCCACATAACTTGCCAGATTGATCACGCACGTCTTCTCGCAAACAATATCCATGTTTTATTAAATTTTTAAGTGTATTGTATACTGAGTCTTTACCATCAGGAGATCTATTTAAAATGTCCTGTATTTGTAGTTTCCAGCCTTCTGGTTTGCTTAGTAAATATGCAAGTAATCCCTTATCTTTCCACTTTAACTTATTATCGTGTAATAACAGATTTGGTATTCTAGCAAAACAATCTTTTGTTTTGTTTTTTATTATTATCATTTATTCTTATTTTTTATTTTATTTATATATTCATAGTTTGTTTCGTTTTCAATTCTACTCCATTTTCCGATAGGGCAATGAGAGTATCTAAAATTCGCTTTTTTGTGTAAATAGCAACCACATTCTGGGCATCTTGTGTTTTTTTCTATATTTCTGTCAATACATTTTTTACAAATATCCAATCTTGCTTTAATGACGTCGCTATGAACAAAACTAAATCCGTCTTTTTTTAATTCTTGTAGTTCTTTAGTAAATTTTTTCGCAGCCTCAAGCAAACCGAGCTTTTTTATATCATTTAATTGCTCTTGATATATTTCATCAGTCTTCGTATTTATCTTCGTCTTCGTCTTCTGGCTCATAAATTATACTAATTTCATTTGATAAATGATTAGCATAAGAGATTTTAACATACTCTAAAGCACCTAGTAAAGCATGCGGAGAAATCTCAAATTCATCAACATAGTAGTTAATTTTATTTTCTATTTCAGAAATAAATTTTTCAGTCTGATTTTCTATGTTGTCCATTATTTTGCTCTAAGTGCTTCGACTATTGGCGTGGATACGTCTTTGCCATCTTTTGTGGTCTTACGCATACTAAATCTTAACCACATAGCCCCAACTGGCTTTGGTGGAGCGCCTCTTTCTACATGCCATCCTCCGTATCCATCTCCGTACTCTTCTTTATACGAAGGTAGTTTTAAATGCAGTTGCTCATCATGGTACACTTTTCCCTTATTTGAAAGCCTAATTCTTGGTAAAGGAAACTGCCATTCATTATGAGTGTGACCAGTTGCTACTATATGAGCGTCAGGCAAATAAACTGCTTGTCTGTTTGTTTGTATTACACCTTTAGTTACAGGAGCGTCGCCACCATAGCCATGATGATACCACATGTTTGTTGTATTAACTTGTCCATGACATAGTATTTGAAACTTAACCCAACCTGTATATCCGCCAACATTTATATTAGATCCGTTTTTATCATTAAGCATAGTAACCAATCTTTCAGTTAGATTAGTTTCATGCCTTTTTTGTATATTGGTTTCATGATTGCCTGGAGAGATTTGAGCGAAATTTTTTGCATAAGGGCCATAAAACTTTGCAGCGGTTTTTACCAAAGCATCTAAGTAATCACCCTTGGAGTGCTCAGGCTTTACGTCTTTTTTTGTGCCCCTCGGATCATACTTTCCTTGCATGGCACAGAATAAATCTCCTCCATCAAAAATTAGTGCATTTCTTTCTTTTGCTTCCCTTAAATGACGAAGCTCCATAACGTTATCAGACTTAGGGTTATCATGGTGCCTATCAGATGATAAGAGTACCCAAAAAGAGTCATCGTAAGAGGTGCTCTTTAATTGATGTTTTACAAAAAGAACATTCCTATTCTTTTTAATTACCTCTGTAGTGCCTGGCTTCAGTTTTTCGACTGGCATAAAAAGATGGTATGAGTGAAACCCTAGTTAAGTCAATGTTGTTAATAACTATGCATTAGTTCTTTTGAATAGCTTTCTTTGCTCTATTCTCATTGCTAATGCCATAATAGATTTAGCAATTTTCCTTAGTTCTATTTCGCAACTTGTACATCTCACTGCTTGAGAGCAAGACTCACGAGCTTCGTATTCTTCCTTAGTTAGACTTTTCATATCCTCTAATTTTTAAGTTTTTGTAATATGCTGAGCTTGCATGCCTATTTGTCCTATCTTCGTTTAATTTAATGCCGTAATGCTGGCAGTCTTTTGCAACTTGACCTACACGCTCACGAGAGCATTGAAGCTTTTTCGATATTGAGAAAAAAGATTCATCACTGTCTATTAGTAGTTTTATAATTGGATACAACACGCTGGTTTTAGCATGCCTTTGCTTGCTAGTTGTCCATTTTTTCTGATTTTTTCTGTTAAACTTTCTTTGGTTCTTAGCCACAATGTAGCCTTGCTCTCCAAGCATTTCCATAACAATTCTACGCATTACCATCGGTGTTGTCTCATAGTAGTCTGCGAGCTTTTCAAAAGATACAAAATCTTCACAATATACCTTCTGTATTGTTTCTTGCTCTTCTTTATCTGTATCAATCCATTTTTTTAATGCTTTATAACCAATTTTCTTTTTCATAATTTATTTTATATTCTTGTTAATACTATTGTTTTACAGAATTATTATTTGACGTCAATACTTTACATGTAAATTGTTTGGTCGCAGTTATAACTGCCGAAATTAGTCTTAAAATTTTGGCTGTATGTAAGAGAAAGTGTTTTTTTTGCTCTAGAGCATGCTACATAAAATATGTTCCTTTCCTCTTCTGTATCTTTTCCTTTAAATGGGAAGTTTGCATTATTGCATTCTGGTATAATTACATTATCCCACTCTCTACCTTTTGCTCCGTGTATTGTGCTTAATGTGATACTTGTATAATCAGAATTACTATTACTTTTAAATTCATTTATAGCTTCTATAGCATTAAATATGTCGTAATCTGCTGTATATGGAAAATCGACTATATCAATGAATTTTTGACTAATTCCATGGTTCATTAGGTTTTGCTGAACTGTCATTTCTTTATCAAATTTTATAATTGGTAAAGATTTCAGTCTTTCCGTTATGACTGCATCAGATGCACCCAAAAATTTTAGATATTTTTTATTAGCAAATGCATTTTCAGGGTTTAAATAAATATGAAGAAATATTAAGCACAATATAACTTGATCCTTATAACCACTTGAGGGGGTATTTTCCATTACATCATATTGCAGTAGAAGCTTTCTGTATTTTTCTTTTACTGCATGCGTCCTAAATAAAAGTGCTGTAGTTGCATTAGGCTGATTTAATAAAATGTTTTTTACTAATCCTATAACATAATGATGCTCATCATACTCATCTCTAAATTCCACTACCTTTGGTAAGATACTTGAAGCACTTGATTCTATATCTTTTGTGGAAATCATAGGTGGGTAATTATTTGCAATAGAGTTGCAAACTTCACAGATACTGGAATTACTCCTGTAATTATTGTTGAGAAAAACTTTACCTAGATCATCAAAATACTCATCGCATTTTTTAATAAACTCGGATGAGGCTCCACGAAATTGATAAATAGCTTGCCTTGGGTCACCAACTAAAAAATGACTTTTTGCTTTTAAGCTCAAATAACAAGCCATATCTTCCGCGCTAGTATCTTGAAACTCATCTATAAGCAGGAAATTAATTGGGATAGAAATAATTCCAGTTTTTAAAAAAGAAGCAAATTTTACCAGAATTGTATCGTAATCAATTAATGAGTAACTTTTAAGCTTACTAAAATATAGATTCTTAATTGCTTTTTCTTTGTCCTTTAATTCTTTATGAAAATTACATTTGAGAGCTAGGAGTTTTGATTTACTTTTTGATCTATATCCAACAATGTCAGCTATATCTACTAAAATTTCTGCAATCTCCTCTTCGTCAATTAGGTTTAATTCTGGGCTAATTTTTTTTAACCATTTATAGCCCAAACTATGCAATGTACTAATGTTGGCTATATCATCATTAAGGCGAAGCTGAATTTCTTCTGCAGC